AACAGTTAGACCATCAAGTAAAGATGCGCGAACTGCAAATTAAGGAAATGGAATTGCAGATTAAGAATAGGGAGCTTGACTTGAAAGAGAGCCAAGTCGCTATCCAGACTGCTGAGATGCTGACTCCAACCGTGGAGCAACCAGCAAGCATTATGTAATTTGCCTATGGCGTAGGGCAACTAACCACCTTCGGGTGGTTTTTTTACGTCTAAATTTGGAGCAACACCATGAGTTTAGAAGGCGAACAATCCACCGATGTGGAACTCGCAGTACAGGATGAAGTTGTCATTCCTGATGCTGTCACCGATGAAGTAGAGATCGACTTGGAGGACTTGGAAACGACTGATGAGGAATCAGCAACCGATGACGAGGACTTAGAGGAAATTGAGCGAGACGGTAAGAAGTACAAAGTGCCGAAAGCGTTAAAAGATGAATTTTTAATGCACCAAGACTACACCAAAAAGACACAGACCGTAGCCGAGGAACGCAAAGCACTGGAAGCACAGCATGAAGCAGTACGTCAACAGGCCGAATTTCAACAGGCACATATCCAAGAGATTGTTAAGTTTAATCGTTTAGGCGAAGAACTTGGCAAGTTTGAAGGTGTGGACTGGAACGCTTTATATGACAGCGACCCAGTTGAAGCCATGAAGCTAGACCGTCATTACAAAGGTCTGCAAGATCAATTCAGACAGACACAAAGCACGATTCAGCAAGCGGAACAGTGGCAAGCCCTCAATAGACAACAGGAAACTGCAAGGTTAATTGAGCAAAGCAGGGCAACGTTAGCGAGCGAGATTAAAGACTGGTCACCAGAGACAGGTAAGCAAGTCGGTGAATACCTCAAGAGCTACTCAAGGGTTGGCATTAACGACCAAATCCTAAAGCAGATCGACCAAGGTGTTTATGGCTCGTTGCCCATCATCTTAGCGCATAAGGCGCGAATGTATGACCAGTTGATGGAAAAGGCCGCAAGCAAGAAACCAGTATCAGCACCTCCACCTCCACCAGTCACCAAAGTTGGCAGTAAAGCAACCGTGACAAAGAGCGTGTCGCAGATGAGTGATAAAGAGTTCGCAGCTTGGCGCGCTAAACAAATCAAAACCCGAAACTAACTTAGGAATTTATTATGGCTAATACACTTATTACCACTGACTTGGTAACGCGCGAAGCCTTGCGCGTTGCACATGAGTCGCTTGCTTTTATCGGCACTGTTGATCGTCAATACGACAGCTCTTTCGATGGCAATGGCGGCAAACATGGCTCAACTCTAAAGGTTCGTAAACCAAACCAATACACACGACGTTCAGGCTCTCGCGTGATGGATGTACAAGATCAAAACGAATCAAGCGAAACCATCACAGTCGCAACACAAGACGGTGTGGATATGCGCTTCAATTCTGCTGAACTGGCATTGTCTATTGACGACTTCTCTAAACGCTACATTGAGCCAGCCGTTAAGGTCTTGGTATCAAACATTGAAGCTGACTTCTTAGAGTATGCAACACAGCACACTTACAACGTAGCAGGTTCAGCAGGTACAGGTATCACTACCCTTGACCCATTGCTGAAAGCGCGCGCTAAGTTAAACCAAGGTCTAGCACCTAAAGATATGCGTTATGGTCAGATTGACTCATTAACTATGGCAGGTTTAGTGAATGGCGGTACAGGCTTCTTCAATCCTACATCAGCAATCAGCGACCAGTATAAAAACGGTGTAATCAGCCGTGTTGGTGGTACTGACTGGTACGAGAATGAGCGCGTATGGACATTGGCAAACGATAATGACGTAACTGCTAATACTAACGCCGATGCTTTGGTAACTGATGGCGGCTCTACTGTTGCTGTGTCAGAAGATTTGGCACAAGCAGACCAAGTAGTAGGCTCTGTGTTCACCATTGCTGGTGTATATGCAGTTAATCCAGAGACTAAAGCGGTTTATGGTCACTTGCAGCAATTCGTTGTTACAGCGACTGGTGCAACCAGCGTAACCGTTTCTCCAACTATCCACCTGACAGGCGCTAAGAAAAACGTAGCATCTGCTACTGGTGCTGACTTGGCTGTAACAGCATTCAACGAAGCAGCAATGACATTCGTAGGTGCGGCATCTAAGAACTACTTGCAGCCTTTGGTATATCACAAAGAAGCATTCCAGTTCGTGACTGCCAAGCTGCCACAAATGGGGCCATCAGAATTCTGTTCTACTCGCGTACAAGATGGCTTAAGCCTTCGCGTATGGCAAGGTACAGACATTCGCAACGATGAACAGTTAATGCGTATTGATATTCTGTACGGCATGGCTGCATTGCGTCCAGAGTGGGCTTCTCGCTTAATCGGTTCACCATTGAACTAATACATGGGGCTTCGGCCCCTTTTTAAATATTTAAAGGAATTATTATGGCTGAATATAACCATTTATCTGATGGGCGCTCTGATGGCGCATTGCTAGGTCAAAGCACGACTGACAAAGTTGGCTTTTTTGGCAAAGCACCACGCGCTCAAGTTGCCAATGTAGTAGATGCGACTGATGCAGCAACCGCTATCACCAAGTTGAATGAGGTGATTGCAGGTCTTGAAGCATTAGGTCTTTTCGCGGCTTCTTAACGAAATGGCGGGCAGGTTATTTATAGCTACGCCCGCCTATTCGGCGAACTATTGCGCCGAATATGTTGAATCTTTAGTAAATACAATAAAAGACTGTAACAGTCACGATATAAAAACTGTTTATAAACAAGTAAACGGTGTTCACTGGATTGATATCGCGCGAGACATATTAGCGCACATTTTCTTACATACGGACTGTACCCATATGCTGCAAATAGATGCAGATTTGGGATGGAGTCCTGATGCACCTCGCAGAATGATGGCAAGCGATAAGCCCATTATTGGCGGCGTATATCCGTTAAAAACAGATTTAATTCATCACATCACAGTCAGCGATCAAGGCTTGCCAGGCGGCTTTCTAATGGTAAGGCGTGACGTGATTGAAAAGATGAGTGAAGGATTACCAAAGTATAAGTGTGCATCATTGCAATATGGTGAGTTGCACGTAGCGCCGCTATTTACAAGAGAAATGCGGGCAGATGGCTATACAGGTGAAGATTTTATGTTTTGTAAAAGAGCAAAACTCGCAGGATTTGATTTTGCTGTTGAGCCTGATATTGATTTTTCACATGTTGGGATTAAAGCGTGGAAAGGTAACTATAAATAATGCCAATTTGGATGATACACACAGAACACGGCAGACACCCTGCACCAGCTTTAGAAGTGCCACAGTTTGAGGCTAACGGCTGGAAGGTTGACAAAGAACGCTTAGACATGGACAGGCTCAAGGGTGAAGAGCACATCGGCAAGACAATAACGCTGAAAAAAGGTAAAAAATAATGGCAATTTCAACTTATGCTCAATTGCAGACAGCAGTCGCTAACTGGCTACATGAGGACACCTTAACGTCTATCATTCCTGACTTTATCACTATTGGCGAGGCTACGCTTAACCGCAAGCTGCGTCTGCGTGATATGGAAGCCACAGCCAGCGTTAACACGAACACAACAACACGTTATGCTACATTGCCTGCTGACTTTTCAGAGATCATTGATTTAACCATCTTTGACGAAGGCTATCCGCAAGTTATCAATAATATCCCACTGGCACAAATCAACAGTTATGACCAGTCACAGACTTGCAGGCCAGTAGCGTATGCAATCAGCTCAAATATCATTTATAGCCACATATCAGATCAGGTCTATACCGCAACCCTTCGTTATTACTCAAAACTGGACATAGCCACAGACACAACCAACTTTCTGCTGACTTCATACCCTGACATTTACCTTTATTCTGCTTTGGTCGCGGCTGCACCTTACATCCATGATGATGGGCGTATCAGCACATGGGCAACCTTGCTCAATACCGCTATCGGTGAAGTAAATCGTCTTGATGGGCGCAATCGCAGCAAGTCTAATCTGGTGATTGATGCAGGATTGAGACAGTCTTATAACGCTAACATTTTACTGGGTGAATAATGCGCTTAATCGGATTTGCACCTGACTTAGACGACAGGACAGAAGGCGTTATTACTGACTGCGATATGGTCGAGCCGACTGTGCGCGGCATGAGTGGCGCTCCTGCTCTGGTAGCTGTGGCTGGTGTATCTGCGTTATCTGCTGAATGTCGAGGCGCGTCATTAAATATACAGTTGGATGGTACATATCGACTGTTTGCAGGCACACAGACCAAACTCTATGAATCAACCGCTTGGACAGATGCCTCAAGAGTAGGCGATTACACTGGCAGTGCTGATTCTCGCTGGTCATTTGCCCAGTTTGGCAATGTGGCACTGGCAAGCAATAAAGTAGATGCCATGCAAAAAAGCGTAGGCACTGGTGACTTTTCAGACCTTGCTAGCGCACCTAAAGCCAAGTTTATCGACACCATTGCAGGCTTTGTGATGGCGTTCAATTATGACGATGGCACAGACACAGTAGATGGTTGGTATTGTTCAGCTTATCAGGACTATACGGACTGGACACCTGACATTGGTACACAGTGCGCGAATGGTCGATTCTTGGATACGCCAGGACAGTTAACCGCTGGTAAAGCACTCGGTGAAAATGCCGTAGCTTACAAGCTTGATTCTATGTATGTCGGTCAATATGTTGGCGCTCCGTTCGTGTGGTCATGGCAGCTAGTCTCTGGTGAGATTGGCGCGGTATCACAAGAGAGTGTGATTGATATCGGCACAAGTCACATCTTCATGGGGCGTAACGATATCTGGCGCTTTGATGGCACTCGACCTGTTTCTATTGCAGATGGCATTCGTGACTGGTTCTTTAATGAACAGTTGAATGCTAACTATGCGTATAAGACCATCGGCAGCCATGACAAGAGCAAAGGTTTAATTTACTTTTACTATGTGAGCCGCTCAAATTCAACAATAGACAGTTGTATTGTCTATAACTACAAATCAGGCAAGTGGTCACGCGCTAACAGAGCGATAGAGGCGTGTTTAGAGTATCGGGTGGGTGGTTATACCTACGCAAGTTATACAACGGCTTACAGCACCTATGCTGACGTTCCTGTTATCTCTTATGGCTCCCCATTTTGGACAGCTTCAACACCTGTATCTGGCGTATTTGACACGACACACACACTCAAGTCTTTAACGGGTGTTTCAGTCAGTTCTAGCATTACAGGCGGCTGGTTCGGTGACGATATTGGCATGATGACAGTGCAACGTGTAACGCCTCGCTTTACGTTAGCACCAACGACTGCCAGCGTGACGAATTACTACATCAACACATCAGGCGTAAGCGAGACAGTTGGCGCAACTAACACTATGACCCGTGGGCGTGTAGGCATCTATCGCAGGGCTAAGTGGCATAAATTGAAAGTAGCCTTCACTGGTGATTATGAAGTTTCTGATCTGGTAATCGAGGCACAAAGAGCAGGAAAAGAGGGCGCATGAAGCTAGGCAACATCAAACTCCCTGCATTCTCATGGTCTGCGGATTGGGGTAGTGCCCTCAATTGGAAACTTACCCAGATTATCCAGAGCTTCACTTACATCATTAACCAGCATGAAGATGGCTACCTGTACCCGACTAAATCAGTCACGGCAACTTACAGCGCGAATCC